ATGATGCTCCCGATCCCGGTCGTGATCCCTGAACCCCACTCGGCTCCGGTGTGGCCGCTGTGGGCGCTCCTAGTGCTGTCTGCGCTGTTGGTCAGTGGTTACGGGCTGGCGGCTGCGCGTTTGGGTGCTGGGTGGTGGCACCGATGAGTGATCCGGTGACGGCAGTCCTTGTGTTCGCGGTGGGTGTCGTGGCGGTCGCGTTGGCTTTCCTGGGTGCCTGGAACCTGTTTAAGGGGCTGATCTCGTGACTGCCGCCGACGCGCTTCAGCTCCTGTTCGTGATGTTCGTGGCTGGGTGCGCGCTGGGGCTGTTCGGGGCTGTGGTCACATGACGAGCTCGACGCGCTCTCGCCCTGTCGTGACGGGCACTGTTACGGCTCATCGGTGGTCGAACGGGCTACCGGTTGTCAAAGTCTCCCTACCTGTCCGGGTAGTGGTCCCTGCGGCGAGTCGTCGGGAGGTGAAATGAAACTCTCCCCCAAGGTTGGACGCGCGCTTGCTGTCGTTGGCAGCACCGCGGTCCTGGTTGTGGCGGGCACCTCTGGCGCCTTCGCTGCGGATGTGGTCACCCCCGTGATTACGGCCGCGACGACCGACCTCCAGACGACCCTCCTGGCCACTGGCGGTGCCGCCATCGGCATCGGCGGCGTGGTGCTGGCTCTGCGTAAGGGCTGGCGCTTCTTCAAGGGCATGATCTGAGCCCTTGCTCACTCCGGTCCGGCTCGTGCACCTAGTCCCATAACCTGGTTGCTGTGCGAGTCGGACCGGTCTCCTTGTTATTGCTCGGTGTTGGAGTCTGGTCATGCTTGGTCGGTTTGCTCGCTCTGGTGCGGTGGCGTTGATTGCTGCCGGTCTGGTGTTTGCTGTGCCGTTGGCGGCTGAGGCGTACGTAGTCCCGGCTCCGGTGGGTGAGTTCGTCTTGGGGTCGGTACGGGCGGCGGCACCATTGGAGGAGGCCGCGTCGGTCATTGGTCCGGAGGGCACGCTTATTGTCTCGTCGCTTGTGGCGCTGGGTGCGCTGGCGTATGCCACGCGGGATACGTGGATGCCGTGGGTTGCTGGGGCGTTCGGTGCGGGTGGGACAACCACGACGGCGACGCCGGGGAACTGGCTTGGGCAGGGCATGTTCTGGGGGCTGTCGGTCGGGGGTTCGACGGCAACGATCACGCTAACGCTGGTCACTGGGACTGAGGGCTCGACCGATGACAGCGTGACGTATTCGTGTCGCGGTCCGTCGGGTGAAAGTACCGGCTCGATCCCGTGGTCGAGCGCGCCTGGTGGGTATTTCGGCACTACTGGGCAAGTGAAGTCGTCGACGGTGAACTGCGCGGCGGGGTGGAGTATCTCGGGGGTTCAAACTGCTCACACGGGCAACTACGCGGCGGGGAACAGTCTTTTGTGGGGGCTCCCGTTCGATCCGCAGACGGGCGCGACGTACCGGGTGGACAATACGTGCCTGAAGCCTGACGGGTCCTCGGCGACAATCTCGGCGACGACGGTGAACCCTGGGTCTGGTGGGCTGCTGGTCCCGTCGTGCGCGCTGGCGTTCGGTCCGGACACGCACTCGACGGGCTGGATCGTCAACGGTGCCCCCAACGGCGGGACGCAACACGAGCTCTCGCGAACGACGATCCCGCAAACCTCGGTGGCATACCCCAACTGCGTCGGCGCCGGGGTGGCGTGCACATATGTCGTGGAGTACAACGGCGTGGCCTGCGTCGTGGGTCAGACGGAGTGCATGGACTGGTCGCGTCGGAACGCGCTCGGCATCGGCGGCGAGTACACGTGCAGATTCGGCGCCTACCCCATAGCACTGTCGGCGTGCGCGGTCGATGAACGGGTGTACGAGCTCGGCGGTGTGCCGCTGACGTCGCTGAACACGGACGGGAATCCGTGGACGTACGAGACGCCGGGTCCGTCGTGGGCTCCTACGCCGGACCCGTCCCCGTCCCCGGCCCCGACTGGCGCGCCTGGTGGTGACCCGGTTCCGATGCCTCCCGGTGTTGACCCGTCACCGATCCCGCCTCTTAGTGGCGAGCCGAATACGAATAACTGCTGGGCTAGCGGGTTCGCGGCCTGGAATCCTGCGGACTGGGTTCTGACGCCGGTCAAGTGCGCGCTCCAGTGGGCCTTCGTACCCTCGACGGCATCGGTCGGCACGCTGGCGGCAACGGCGAGCACGGACCTGACGCGGGTCGGGGTGGCACCCATGGCCAACGCGGTGAGCGACAACTTCGGCAAGCTCGGTGCGGGCTCCGGCTGCGACGGTCCAGCGGTGACGTTCGCGGCTGTCGGGGTGGTCAAACCGCTGCACCCGTTCTCGGCGTGCTCGCAACCTATGGCAACGCTGGCGGGGATCTCCTACGCGATGACCACGATCGCTGTCGTCCTTGGTGGCGGCTGGGTGCTGCTGCGTGCGCTCGGTGAAGGCTTCGGGTTCCACATGGGCTCCCTTGGTCGCGGCGGGGGTGCGTCAGTGTGAGGCGCCTTTGGTATTGGTGGCGGCAACGGGGGATTGCTCGGCGCGATCTGGAGCGGACTCGGGCGGTCACGGACTGGCTGTGGGAGCACAGGTGGGACAAGTGATCACGGAATGGGTTCTGGGTGTCGGCGGGTGGCTGCTTCACACGCTGCTAGGTGCGCTGCCCGTGATGAGCGTTCCGGGGTGGATGAGCTCGAACGATGGGGCGTTCTCGACGGTCTTCGGGGCGGCGGGCTCGATGGGTGTGTGGTTCCCCTCGACGCTTGTGGTCACGGTGCTGCTGGCCGTTGTTGCGACATGGTTGGTGGGGTTCGGTATCAAGCTTGTTCGGATCGTCGCCAGCTTCTTGACTGCTGGCGGTGGGTCCGCTGCCTAGGGTCCGGTCGCTTGCGTGGCGGCTGCTGGTGCTGGCTGTTGTGCTGTGGTGGTTCTTCTCTGATGGTCCGGTGCTGGCGTTCGCTCAATGGGTGCTGGTCGGCTATGTGTGCTGGCGGGCGGTTCCGGGCGTGGGGTCCGACCTTGGCCGGCTGCGTGGGCTGGTGGTCGGTCGCCGGCTAGATGGTGCCAGAGGGCAGGGGCTGTTGTGATCGGTGTGCGGCTCCTGGCGGGGGTCAAACAAAGCGAGGTGGCCCGGCGTCGTCGGCGTGCCTACCCGATCCATTTCTATGTGGGGCGCAACGGCTCGGGGAAGACTCTTGCGGCGGTCTATGACACGATGCCCGATCTTGACGCGGGGCTGCCGGTGCTCTCGACGGTGCGGCTGTTGGACTTTCGCAATCCTCGGCCGTGCGATGACGTGTCGTGCATGGATGTGGAGCATGTACGCGGCCACATGGCGGCTCACCCGTTGTACGTTCCTTTCACTGATTGGCCGCAGCTTCTGGCGTGGCCTCCTGGCGGGCGCGACGGGTCCGGCACGGTGATCATGGATGAGATTACGGGGGTGGCGGATTCCAACGAGGGGCAAGCGCTACCGGCTGCCGCTGGGACTCACCTGGCGCAGCTACGTCGGGCTGACTGCGCGGTCAGAATTACCGGGTTGAACTTCATCAGGGCGAACAAGCGGATCCGCGAGGCGGTCTCCGCTGTCACTCGCTGTCAGTCGTCCTTGCCGGTCGAGGTCTATCACGAGGACGGAACCGCGAAACTGTGGAGGTCTCGACGGTTGGCGAAGTGGGTTACCTACGATGCGCAAAGTCTGCCGCTGGATGACATCACGGACGCGGCTTATCTGAAGGCTGACCGGTTGGTCTCGGGGCGGCACTGGATCCCAACATCGTTGACCTTGAAGGCATATGACACTTACGCGCCGGTCCTCAGTGTTGGCACTGTGACCGATCATGGCCGGTGTGCGTTCTGCGGGGGCAACCGTCGGGCTCCTGAGTGCTCATGTTCGGACTATCAGGGTGCCAAGGCTGAGCGGAAGGCGGCCGCCGGAGCGCAGACGCGTAGCGGCGAGCACCGCCGAACGCCTCGGTCGTCTGGGAATCTGGCTGCCGTCCATGATGACTCGGGGTGTACCTGTTCATCCGGGAACCCTCTGGCGTGTCCGTTGAGGGTGCGGCACTAATGCTGCTCGGGTGCGTGTTGCGCGCTGGTTGGGGGCTTCTCTGCCGCTACTGTCAACCCAATGACCACATGACGAAAGGCCGGGATCTGATCCCCGGCCTTTCATCCTTGCCCACGGAGTACACCCGTGATTGCTTCCCAAACTACACCACGCGCTGAGGCTCGGCGGGTAGTTCCTGCGCTGGCGCGTCATGCGGGCGTTGATACGATTGCGCGCCGGTTGCTGGGTGAGGCGTGCGCTCCTCTGGCCTTTGACCGTGCGGGGCTGGCGGCGGCGGTCGCATCCTTCCCGGTTCCTCGGGCCGTGGTCCGTGATCGTGTCCGGGGTCAGGACACGACGTCGGGGACGTGGGGTCGGATCCGGCATGCGCACGGCATAGAGCAGGAAACTCACTCGGTCTTGGGTGGGGCTGGTCTGGGGTTTCGTGAGGGTCGGACCTTCCGAATGACGTTCGGGCCGGGTGTGGCTGTTGCTGCCAGTTTCGACGCGACGCGGCGGGAACGTGCTTACGAGCGGTTCGAGGATGGGGTGCGCCGCGACGTCAACTTGCGGGCGGCTGGTCTGGCTGTTGATCCGATACCGATGGGGGAAGTCAAGGAGTGGTCGCGTAAGTCTCGGGCCCGGATGGTCAAGGGCTTTGCGTCGGTGGACTGGTCGTGTCTGGCGAGGTGCTACTGCGGGGAACCAATGACGGCAGAGGGGCACGGTGGGCGCTGCGAGCTTAACGCGTCAATGCCTCTTGCCATGGTGACTCTGACGTATCCGGGTGACTGGCTGGCGGTGGCTCCTCGAGGGTCGGCGTCCAAACGTCATCTTGCGCTGTTCCGGCAGCGCTGGGCTCGAGCGCTCGGCTGGCGGCTTGACGGGGCCTGGAAGCTGGAGTTTCAGCGGCCGCGCCAGTGTGGGGCGTCGTGTGGGCAGGAGGCGCCGCATTATCACCTGCTCTGCCCGGTTCCGGCGCTGGTCAAGGGGCAGGATTTCCGGGAGTGGCTTTCGGGGACCTGGGCGGACGTGGTGGGGGCGACGGGTCAGGAGCGTATCAATCACGAGGCGGCGGGCACGGGCGTCGATTTCGCTGCGGTGGCGAAGATGAGCGACCCTAAGCGGCTGGCGGTGTACTTTTTGAAGCACGGCACCAAGTCGTTTGACAATAAGGAGTATCAGCACAATGTCCCGGCGGCGTGGCAGGGTCCGGGCGATGGTCCTGGGCGCTTCTGGGGCTTCTGGGGGCTTAAAGCGGCCACGCTGGCGCTAGACCTCGATCTAGACGATTGGATCACGGCTAGGCGCTCTCTACGGGCTGTAGCGGCTGCTCGGGCTCGGGCGGTGAAATACTCGCGGGCTAAGGCTGCGGCTGAGGCGTGCGGGGTCGGTGTCCTACCTGGTGATGCACGCTCGGTGCGGCTCGGTGTTGACTCGGCTCGGGGTCGCAAGCTGCGAACCTTGGGCGTCGGTGGACAGTTGTCGGGCGGGTGGGTCGTGGTCAACGACGGGCCCGCGCTAGCTGCTGCTCTAGCGCGGGCCGTTCTGCTGCGTCGGTCGCTTTACTAGAGCGCTCCGTAGCGCTGCTGTGCGGCTTGCTTGGTCGTTGCCAAGGCTTCGCCGATTTCTTCCCAGGTTGCGCCGTTGTTCCGGGCGGTTACGACCAGATCCTGCAGCGTGCGCGTGAGTTTTTTGATCTGGATTCGGGTCAGGCGAACGTCGATGAGGTTGAGGTCTGCGTGTTCGCTGGTGCTCATGCTGGGCTCCGCATCTGTGAGGCGAGGAAGTAGGCGTAAACCGGTGGGATACATAGGTACTGGCCTTGCTCGGTCATTCCGCTGACGCCTAGTAGCTCGGCTTGAACGGCTGCGCTCGGGACGTATCCGCCGTGCCTGACGTGGCGGGCGTCGTGCTTGTCGCGTCGTGCTCCACCATAGGAACCGCCGACCTGGGCGCGGCGGTCGTGCTTGGCGTGCTCCGGGATCATCAGCAGGTGCGAGGACTCAAAGAGGCGGTGACGCTGCATGATGAGCGGGGTTCCGTCGTCATCGGTGGCTCGTAGGTTGAACATGGTTCCGCAGAGCATCAGTGGGCTGTTCAGCTCGGCTCGTGCTCCTTCGACGTTCTCGATCACCCAGGGTGTCCCGGCGTTCTCCATCGCCTGCCGACCTGCGGCGATGAGGCGCTTGTGTCCGGTGGGGATTCCGTGGGCGCGGGCTGCTCGTGTTCCGGCGCTGTAGTCCTGGCAGGGCCAGCCGGCCCAGAGTAGGTCAACTAGGTGACCGATTGCAGCGAGGATGTCGAACGCATCGCCGTAGATTGTCCAGCGGGCAGGGTTGCGGCGTAAGCGCTTCGAGCTGTTGTCAACGGCGATCACGTCATAGCCGGCGCGCATCAGTCCTCGTGTTGATCCTCCCTCGCCGGCGCAGAGTTCGAGGCAGATAGGGCGGCTCATCGGAGGGTCTTTGCGACGTCGAGCACGAGGGAGATGCTGCTACCGGTGGTTTTGCAAAGGTTTTCTAGCGCGTCCATCGTAGCGTCGTGGTGAACGTAGATCGTGTGCTCACCACACATCCCGTAGGGGCGCTCTCGGTGCAGGCAGGTCAGAGAGTGCTCTGCGGCGGCGTAGAGGTGGGCGATTGCCATTTCGGTATCGCTGGCGTGGGCTTGCGGGTCGTAGTCGTTCTGTGTTGTGGTCAT